GCCTTGTTCGGCAGAATCTCGCATGCGGCCCATGCCTTCGCGTCGATGGCAGACTTGGTAGCCGCCTGCTTTGGTAGCCAATAACCAAGGCGCTCCTGCGCGAACGCCAGCTCGGTGGAGTAGGTGCCCAGCTCTGACTCGACTGTCTCCTCGTCGATGCGAACGCCTAGCGCCGGATTCGTCCGGTACCAGACGTCTCGGTCAGCTGGATTACCGTAGCCGGATTCGACCAGATCACAAACCGACCACTCGCTCCAGCTGATGCTCTTCTCGTCCTCCGGATGCTCCTTGAGCGCGTAGTGCATCGTCGAGAACATGGTGCCGCCTGACTCTGGGCCGGGCGGCGTGCCCACGAAGATGTACTGGGGGTTGCCCAGAGGTGCGGATGATGCCGTGGACAGGATGGCCTTCAGATGAACGTCCGTCAGCTCCTGCGCCTCGTCGCAGATGATGGTGTCGACTGTGTACCCGCGCTTGGCATTCTTCGTTCTGGTGGTCAGGTAGATTGCCCCACCATTCACGAAGAAGATGGCCTCCTTGCCGGTGGCCTTTCGCACCATCTTGACCTTTGCATTGAGCTCGGGATAGGTGGCCTCGGGGTCGTGCGCCTGGTTGCCGAACAATTCTCGTAGTCGGTCGAACAGCTGCGTGACCGTCGAGTAGTCGTGCGCCGAGTACAGGATGCGCTCGCCTCTGGCCTTCTTTCCCTTGGCCTTGAGGATGGACGGTATGCCCAAGATGCCGAATTCGATGCGAGTCTCCAGCAGGACAGTCTTGCCGTTCTGCCTGGGCTTCATTTCTCCGTTGCGCCTATGAACCCACTTGCCTCGATAGTCAAATGCCAGCCAGTCATTGATGGTGGCCTGCTGGCATTGGTCTAGATCAACTCCGATGGCAGCTGCGATGGCAGTTGCGACTGGCCCGTAGGTCTTGCTGTACTCCTCGGCAACATGGAAGGTCGGCTCCTGACTAAAGTCGGGCGAGCGCATCGGCTATCGCCTTGTCAATGGAATTCGGGGCATCCTCTTCCTCCGATTCCGCTGGCGCTTCCAGCTCGGAAATGCGAGCCATGGTCTCGCGGTACTCCTTGGCCAGCTTGGCGAACACTGTTGGAGCGACATCGGCCATCATCTCTTCGAGCAGCCGCTTCAGATGGTGCAGACCTTCCAATTCGGTCTCGCCGAAGTCAGCGCCCAAGCGACCTATTACCGCCTTGGTAACGTCCTGCGCCCTGGACGAGTCGAGTCCGAGAGACTGTCGGCGGCGCTTGACCGTGTCGCGGGACAGGCCCAGCTCTGCCGCCAGCTCGCGCTCGGACAGCTCGGGATGCGAGCGGATGAAATCATCGTCTTCAGGCGTTGTCTTCTGCTGGTAAGGCATCCAGCCGCCTTTCGGGTCTTCTGGAGAGAAAAAGGCACAATGCCGCGGGGATTGCTGCGAAGCGCCCGAGGGATGCTCCCCCAGGCCTCTCACCACGCTCTCGAATGGGAAATGGGCAGGTGCCGTGCCTGTGAGTCACCTTGCATCGAATTGCTCTTTCGCAGGTTGCACGTCCGGTGGGCTGGCTGCGTGTTGTCGAGGCTCAATGGGTCGCCACCACGACTGACGGGCACGATCTCGTCCACCTCGAACGACCACGGATGCCCTGCCGGAAGCTCGTAGTCGATGGCCCTCCCACAGATGGCGCACGGAAGCTGCTGGGCTCGCCAGTACAGGCGCACCTTGCGGCGTGCGTTGCCGTTAGAGACCCGCACGTTCCTCTTGCTCTTTGCCATGGGGGTGGGTACTTCTCCGCTCGGCACCTAACAAAAAAGGCCACCCCGCAGGATGGCCTTATGGCTCAGCTTACAACCTAGTGCACGGTGCCGTCTTGTGGCGTCCGATTGCGTCCTATATTTCGGCGATTCCCCGTCCCTGCACGCAGCGCTCGAAGCCTATCGCGTCTATCAGCTCGAAAGCCTGCGCGGCCTTTGCGATGCACTGCGAGCGCGAGTAGCCGACCAGGTTGGCCACGTCGCTCCAAAGCATGTCCTGGCAGTAGTGCATGCACAGGACGTCGGCCAGCACGTGATCCGCGAGGACGTAGAGACCTCCGTCGCGGCCGCTGAAGTCCCTGCCGTAGAGCACGGAGCAGGCGAAGTCGATGTCCCTCTCGCACTGCTCCATGCTGCGGCGGATGCGCGACTCGTGGTCGATTCTGGCGTCCGTGGCCCGCATGGGGTCGGAGACTCCGCTGGAGCGCACCGGCTCGAAGCCGGCGCCGTGCAGGCCCTCCCTTGCCTCCAGCTTGCGCAGGATGCGGCCCTGCCGCTCGAGCTCTCGCGCGGATGCCCTGGCCTGCTCGAACAGCTCACGCGCCGTCATGCTTGCTCCTGAACCTCTCCACTGCCTTGCGCTGGCTCTTCGCGGCCCTCATCTCTGAGGCCATGAGCCGCCTGTAGAGGATGTTGCCGTCGTAGCCGCCGGAGAGCGTCACGAACCAGCCGCTCTTGAAGAACCTGATGCAGTCCCAGCGCTCGCGGTCGCTCTCGCTCTTCCTGAAGTCCCTGACGGCCTGCTCGATGATGGCCACGGCGAGGTCGCGGTATCGCTCGTCAATCCCGCCGTGGCAGCTCCTCGCGTCTCTCATGCGCCTCCCACAATGGACAAGCCCTGCGCCCTGGGCTAATTGTCCGCCCGTCCTGGGCGCAGAGCCATTTCTCCTCGTTCGTCCCAAGCTGCAGCACGTGAATGGCCTCGGCGCAACTGCGGCAGTGATGCTCCCTACGCCACGCCTGCAAGCCTGAATCTCCTTCTCACTGCGTGCTCATGCACACCACACCTGTCGGCGATGGCCTGAATGGTCATGCCAGACCTGCGCATCTCTATCGCGTCCGGCACCCAGTCCGTCCCCGAGATGTCGTTGCGATATGGGAAGTCTCTCCTGTGGTGGATGGTCAGGCTGGAGACCTGCGAGACCTTCAGGCCCAGCTCCTCGGCTATCTCCCTGACCATCAGTCCCTTCGCCCACAACTCCTTCGCGGCCATGTACTCCTTGGTGGTGACCACGTGGCGCTTGGCGTTGCGATAGGGGAACTGGTCTCGGTGCTTGCCGAAGTAGGCCCTCACTGCCGAATGGTCTCGGCCGAGCACCATTGCGATGTCCTTGGAGCGGAAGCCGGCCTCCCACATCTTCATGGCTGTGGAGGCATCCTCCCTAGTCCACCGAGGCATCGTCCACCACCTTGCGGCCGCAGTTTGGGCAATATCGCGGCTTCTGCTTCTTCTTGCACGCAAGCGCGCTCCCAGAGTCGAAGAGGTCACCGCAGCTCTGGCACACCCACCATCCGCGCTGCTGGCCTGTGCCTATTTCGACCTCGCACGTCCCGCGCCCCAGCGTTGCCTCTCGCTCGTCGCGCTTGCGAACTCCCTCGTCGGTGAGGCCCACGTACCAGAATCGCCGCAGCCCGTCCCACATGACGTCGATGTCCCACTCGTCGCGGAGCAGGTCGATGAGCAGGTCGTAGGGCGGCTGCTCGGGCATCGTCGGCGGCTGCACTCGCGGCCCCAGCGTGGCCTCGATGGCCTGCTCTGGGGAGACTCGAAGCAGGTGGACGCTCACCCCATTGGCAACCTCGGTTGCGCTGAATCTGTAGATGGGACATGAGCCGTCGCGCCGTGCGAGAACCGTGTCGCCCCAATAGGTACACTCAACTCCGTCGTAGTGCTTCACCCCACGCTCGTCCAGCATGCGGCGCAGCTCGTCCGTTGCGGTCATGCGTCCTCACCTGCCAACCTGAGCTTGGCGGCGTACTCGGTGACGGTCTTTGCGTCGGCGTCGCGCCACTCGTCGGCGTCGATGACCTCACCCGTGTACATGCCGAGGTTCTCGTTCATCTTCTGCGCGAACTCCCGCAGCACGTCCTCGACGGTCGGGGCCTGGGCGTGGCTCACGACCTCGGGCAGGAACACGCAGCCCTTGCCGTCCGCGAACACACGCACGAGCCACCCCGTCTTGCGCAGGGTCATGCGCTCGATGGTGCCGCTCACGGGCGGCAGCCCTTCGTCGGGCAAGCCACCGGGCACCTGCACGTGGTCGCCCACGCGGAACGGGATGCCCTCGGCGTCCTTGGGGAGCCGCACCCAGCCAAGTTCGGCCATGTTCTCGTCGTTGGCGTAGTACAGTGCGTCGTTCATCGCTCCCATGACGGCACTCTTGTGCTCTTGGTCTATGCGGTCGGCGACGTTGTGCAGGATGTCGCGCGTTGTCTCGTTGCGCACAAGACTGTCAACAAAGTACCTAAGCCTTTTCGTGATGCCCATCAGTCACGCTCCTCTACGCGGGTGTTCCATTGTTCAACAGGTCCGTTAACGTTCTCGTGGTACTGGCGCGTCCTGCACGCGCAGCTCTTGTTCGTGCAACGCACGAAATCGTCGCCGGAGCTGTTCGTCACGAGCTCGGCGGGGCTGCCGCAGAACGGGCACGGCCTCAGGCCCTCGACGTTGCGGACGATCATCGCGGGTACCTCCCCCTGTCCTCGTTCTTCTGGCGGCAGCGCTCCATGGCCCACGCCATGGTGTCCTCGAGGTCCGCGATGGAAAACTCGCCCTCCTCCTTGCGCCACGCCAGCCACACGAGGTTGACCGTGGCCATGATGACGTCGGCAGCCTCGTCCTCCAGCCACGTGATGTGGTTCTCGAGGTCGGGGTGCTTGGTGCGGATCTCCGCCTCGTTGAAGAGCTCGGCCGCCTCCTCCAGCACCTTCTTGGCCTGCGCCTTCAGGCTGCAGCGCGTCTCGAAGGGCGCCAGCTCCAGCCTCATCTCCCTGTCGTCCCTCACTGGACATCACCCCTCGCCAGGAAGATGCGGTCCCCGCGCTTCACCACGGAGACGCCCAGCCCCTTCGCGTAGCGGTTCAGGTTCAGGTACACGTTCTTGGGGCTCTCGCCCTCGTCCAGCAGCACCTCGGCCCTCTCGAAGCCGGAGCCCTTGAATCCCAGGAGCTTGTCCCTGTAGACCGAGCGCACGACGCGCTTCTTCTTCGGCGGGATGACCGCCGTCTTGATGACCCTCATCTCTCCACCATCCAGTTCCTGCCGCCCAGAAAGCTGAGCGGAATCGATATCCCCGACGTGCCGTACCTGTTCTTGACGATGTGCGCCCGCGTGGGCGTCACCTCTCCGCGCCTGTCCCCGTCGCGCATGAGGATCATGGCGGCGCCGGCGTCGTAGCCGACCTTGCCCGACCCCCTGAACCACGTGACCCTCGGCTGGTCGGCCTCCTTCTCGCCGATGTTGCGGAGTTCGGCCAGAACCAGCATCGGCACCTTGCACCTCTTGGCCGTCTCGCGCAGCATCTCGCTCATCGCGCTCACGCCCTCGTACTCGCCCATCCGGTCGTCCGGAGGGTTGAGCACGTGGAGGTGGTCGATGATGGGGAAGACGCGGTAGCCGGCGCCCGCCAGCTCCGTGACCTCGCTCACCACCTGCCGCACGTCCGTGACCTCCGCGCGGATGGCGATGCGGTCGCCGAACCTCGCCTGAAAGTCCTCGTACGCCTCGCGGAACCCGTCGTCAGGCCCCTTGGTCCTCGCCCAGTAGCAGTCCGCTAGGTCTTTGTTGCAGTAGCTGTGGACCGTGAGCAGCCTGTCCCAGACGTCCTGCGCGCCGAGCTCGACCGAGTACACCAACGGCATCCACTGTCCCTGGAACGCGGCGATGTAGGCGCTCTGGATGGCCAGCGCGGTCTTGCCCGCGCCGGGTCCACCGCCTATCGCCATGTACGTCCCCGCCACGATGCCGCCGCCCAGCGCGGCGTCAATCTCCGCGATGCCGATGGGGCAGCGGGGGAGCGGGTTGTCGTGGGCGTCGAGGTAGTCGAAGCCCTCGGCGCTGCGCACCGACTCCCACAGGTCCTTCGGCTCCTCGCGCTCGAAGGCCGACCACGCCTCGATGACATTCGGGCCGTCCGGCTCCCTGCCGAACTCGCGCCACGAGGCCATGGCCTCCTCGCCCGACATGCCCCACGCCTTTGCGAACGTGGACCACGGCTCGTACCAGTTGCCGCCCGTGACGCGCCATATCTCGCGCCCCACGTCGAGCGCGTCGCCACGGCCCATCTCGCCGACCCTCTGCGCGAGGTCCAGCAGCCGTGGCAGAAGCTCGCTCGTCCTCAGCATCCCTTGGTCGCGGGCATCGCCCGCACGAGAGCCTCGTACTCGTCCTCCGTGAGCGTGTCGCGCGCTGCGCTGCGCGCTGCGCCCTCTACAAGGGGCGCAAGCGCGTCAGCGCGTCCAGTCCTTGGACTGGACATATTCATTTCATGTCCAGTCCAGTCCTGTCCTGTCGTTCGAACACTGTTCCGAACACTGTTCGAACACTGTTCGTCTTGCTTCTTGTTGGCCTTCTTCGCACGCGCCTTGCCGCTGCGTCTGCCGGCCTCGGCGCGTCGCTCGCTGATCTCCAGACCAGCCGTGATCTGCTCCGCTATCGACGGCCACGCGAAGCGGAGCGCCGGTTCCTCGAACTCCGGCTCCTCGCCCTCGAACGCCCAGCGGTACATGGCTCGGACGAAGTCGGCGCACTGCTGGTCGCTCAGCTGGTCGAGCATCTGGCCGTACGACTCGAAGAAGGAGAACTTCCTTCCCGCCATTGGGCACCGCCCTAGAACGGGATGTCTTCGGTGGCCATGGCGGGCTTTGCGGGCTGCGCCGGCTTCGCCGTGCGCGTGTCGCGCGGCTCCATCGGCTTCCACTTGCCGGCCCTCACGTCCTCGGGCGCAATCCAGCGGCCGACCTCGACGGCCTCGCGGTCCTGCCCGTTGTAGGTGTACAGGCGCTTGCGCACCACGGCGCCGAACTGCTTGCCCGAGAACTGCTCCCACTGGTCGCGGTAGAACGCGCCCTCGGCGTCGAAGCCGGGGTTGGCGTCCGCCAGGACGTGGAGCTTGTGCTTGAGCATCGGGAGCGCGCGCTCCTTCCAGCTCACCACGTCCTTGGGCGGGAAGTTGGCGTTGGCGTAGTGCATCGCGTCAGGCCCATCGGCCACGTCCCACTCGAACAGCGCGTACTCGCGCTCGGGGTGCGGCTCCACCCTCGTCACGAACAGGACGTAGGCCCCCGGCTCGATGTCGAAGCTCCTCGCGCCGTCGCTCTCGGTCACGTTGGAAAGGTTCACGTAAGGCATTTCTCTTGCCCCTCTCTAGTCAAAAGGAATCTCGATGTTCTCCGCCGGCGCGTCCGTGCCGTCGATGGGCGCCATGCCCCACCACGCGCGGATGGCCGTGTCCACGGCCTTCAGGTCGTTGTCCATGACGGGCGGCAGCATCCGCTCGCCCGTCTCCGGCTCCACGGGCGACTTGGCGATGTTCTGGCCGTCGTTGTCCGTGACGAACACGTGCCGGCCGTCCCTCACCACGCACTCCAGGATGATGCCGAACAGGCCCTCGACGTTCAGCTGGTTGTCGAGCATCTTGCCCACCGTCTGGGGCTTGCTGGAGCCGTCGTCCGCGAACTGCGGGTGGTGCATCAGGTACACGATCGTGTCCGGCGATGTGTTCTTGGCCGTCTCCAGCAGGTGCTCGAAGCTCACCGCCATCTCGACGAACTTGTCGTAGCCCTTCACCTTGGCGTACTTGAACGCCTCGAACTGCATCGTGTACGTGCTGTCGTCGATGACGTACGCGCGCTTGTTGTTCGCCGTGAGCGTGGCCTCGATGTTCGCGTAGTCGTGCGTGTACGCCACGCTCAGGCGCTTCCGGAACGGCAGGCGCTTTCCCGCGCACGAGAACACGCCCACCTCCCCTGGCTCGAAGTTCCTGAGGCTCATCGACTTGCCGCTTCCGGAGCGGCCGATGACCATTACCAGCTCTCCCACTGGTCCTCCTATCCGTCGAGCCACGGCAGGCGCTGCCTGACGCGCTCGCACTCCTTGCGTCTTTCGTCCTCTGCGGCCCTGAGAGCCGCCAGATGGCCCTCTACGTCCTCGTCTGGCATGTGTGCCCACACGAGCGGCCCCGTGGCCTTAGGACGGCTCAGGGCCTCCTCCGCGAGCATCTGCGCACGTCGCGTGCCGCCAAAGAAGCGCCGGCTCACTCCGACCACCCCATGAGCTGGCACGCCTCCTCCAGCGAGACGCGCACCCACACGTCGTCCTGCTCCTCCGCGAGCTGCCTCTTGCCGCGCATCGCGGCGAGGTCGTGCAGCGTCACGAAGACCTCCGACTCGCCCACGGCGTGCTGCGGCCGCTTCACCACGAGCAGCGCGAACACTGCGCCGGCGTTGGTCCGCTCGGCGAAGGTCTGGGCCTGAAACGCTGCCATGACGGCGCGGGCCGTCGGCCATTCCTTGTACGCCTTGCACTCGACGATGCCCGGCCACTTGGCCGGAAGGTTGCCCACGATGCCGTGCAGGTCGCCTTGGTCCCTGCTCCCCGCGAGCGCCGCCCGCCTAGCGTCAGGCTGGCCATGCGCCCACAGGTACTTGACCACCTCGGTCTCGAACCTCGTGCCCTTGTCCTTGCTCGGGTTAGCCAACGCAACCGCCCTTCACGAACGCCACCAGGCTGTCCATCGCCTGGATGGGGGAGTCGAACCTCCCCATCTCGTGCCGCCTCGTCAGGCCGTGGACCGGCTCGTAGCGGAACGGCTCGATGGGCACCATGGCGTAGCACGTGCCGTCCGGCCGCTGCATGAGCGCGATGCCCTTGTAGGTGCAGAGCTCGCGTGTGCCCTCCGCCACCTAGACCAGCCCCATTTCCTGCATCACGAACCAGCAGAGGAAGAACAGCAGCTCGCACGCGAGGAGAGCCGCCGCCGCCTGTGGCGTTGCCAACTTGTTCTCTGTTACCATGTCCTTGACCACCCTTCAGGTCCTTGGCCTCGCGCGATGCACCCGTGCGGGGCCTTTTCCGTTGCTTGGGGCAGTGCCCCATGTCGCGCTCTCCTGCGCACTGTCAACGGAGTCTGTTGGTGGTTTTAGGTAAAGGTGAGAGCGCGACATGCGGCATTGCCGCGACCCCCGCCAGCGTCTCCGCTGGGCCACAAGACGGCGCTCTTGGTAGAAGAGGAATGCATGGATCCGACCGCGCCGTCAGCTGACGTGCTCGCCAGCAGGGGCCTATGCAGCTGTCAATGAACAGCTGGCGTTCGGTGTCGGATTGGGTGTCAGGGCCACTGACAAACAAAAAAGGCCACAGGCATTACGCCCGTGACCTTGGCTTTCATGGTGGTTGGGGAGGGACTTGAACCCCCGGCACGGGGATTTTCAGTCTACCGCACGCCAACGTGAACCCTGAAGCCTTGGTCACCCTCCAAGCCGTCTACCAGCAGGTTTTCAAGTCCGTTTAGCTTGGAAAACCTACCACTTATGTTAGTCGTAATTGATTACGCGTCAATACTCAATGTAAGTTTTTCTCCCCTCGGTGTCAGGTTTTTTGTCAGTGGTGTTAGTCAGGGGGAGGGAACATGTACACGGTCAGCGTCTGCCGCCGGGCGAGCGGGAAGGGTTGGCGGGCCGTCGCGCGTTACAAGGACGTGGACGGCTGGCACAACACCACGAAGTCGCTCCGCGATGCCAGGAACAAGGCCGAGGCCATACGCATGGCCCGCGACTGGGAGATAGAGCTCAATGGCAGCAGCGCCGCCACGGGACCCGTGGTCGCCTACGTGGCGGACTACATCGACCGCAAGGCGGCGCTCCACTCGATACAGCCGTCGACGGCCACGGACTACCGCAAGAGCCTGAACGGCTGGCGGCCGTACCTGGACGGCCTCGACCTGCGCGACCTCGCGCCACGGATGCTGGCGGACGCGCTGCAGGACATGATGCTGAGCTCGTCCCCCACCACGGTGCTCAAGCGCTACGTCCTGCTCAAGTCCGTGCTGGACAGTGCCGTGATGGTCGGGGACCTCGCCAAGAACCCGCTGGACTCCGTGCCGCGCCCCCGCAAGGCCCCGCAGCAGCAGAACCCCGTCGTGGGCGAGGAGCTGGAGCGCCTGAAGAGCCTCCTGCCGTCGCTGCGGCTCAGCCCGTGGGTCGTGGGCGTGCACCTGTGCCTGTTCGCCGGGCTCAGGTCGGAGGAGGCGTGTGGCCTGAAGGTCTCGGACATCGACCTGAACGGCCGCGTGGGATGGGTGAGGCGCGCCATAGCGTGCTCCAACGGCCACAGCTACGTGGCGCCGACCAAGAACAAGCGCACGCGCGACTTCCCCATCTGCGAGGTGCTGGCGGACGTTCTTGGCCGCTGGACGGACGGCGCGCCATCGTGGGCGTGGGTCCTGACGCGGGGAGAGCGGATGCCCACGGGCCGCAGCATCGGGGACAGGTGGTCGTCGTTCTGCGAGCTCACGGAGCTCAGGGGAAGGGACGGCCGCAAGCCCACGCTCCACGACCTCAGGCACACCTTCGCCACCCAGTGCGTGGCGGCCGGCATGGACGTGAAGACGCTCCAGAGCATCCTGGGACATTCCAGCGCCGCCATGACGCTGGACATATACGCGAGCCCTGACGCAAGCGCCAAGGCGGCCGCGTCCGAGCTCATAGGCAACGCGATCTAGGAGGGGACCATGGGACTGTTCGACAGGAAGGTCGAGGTGCGCACGGACAAGAGCTACCAGCTCTACGTGTTCGGCAAGCTCAACGTGAGGAAGGGCCAGCGGTTCACGCTGCGCTACAAGGTGAGGAAGGCCAAGCTGAAGAGCGCCTACACCGGCGCCGTGGAGCAGGTCGACGCGGCGTTCTGGAAGGGCCTGAAGCCCATCGGCTGCACCTACAGCGACTGGCTCAACGAGCAGCTGGCGGCGAAGGCCCCCGTAGACGTGGAATGCGTCTGCGAGGGAATCGCCGATGGTGGCTGGCCGAAGGTGCGCTTCTACCTGCCGAGCTAAAGAAAAAAGCCCCCCGCCCACGTGGGGCGAGGGGCTGCATCAGTCCTGGCCATGGCTTCCGCTGAGAGCAACGGATGCGCCTTGGGAGGATTAGGCGAGAGGATGATGTGGGTCGGAGCCTGCCAGGACGGGATGCCTAGGAGCGCCGACCGAGCATGGTCTGGAGCGCGGTGAATTCGTCCTTCTTCCAGTAGCTGACCTTCAGCTCCTGGCCGACAGCGCGATAGGCCTTCTTGATGGCATCCATCTCAGACTGCCTGCCGATGGCGTGAAGGTCGTGGCCATCGAAGTAGTAGTGCGTCGTGGTGTGGTTTGGCTTGATGATGAGCGCCATCTCTGCCTCCTGTCCGTTCTCGATGAGCTGTCCCAGTGCCGCAAGGTCGGCGTTGCGCAGGATCAGCTCCCAGCTGTCTGCTCGATATGGGGCAAGGTTTGTCTCCCAGCCATCCTGGTCTCCGGGCTTCGAGCCGTTCCAGCCATCGCTGTGGTTTTCGTCCCTCGATGCCTGCGCAATCATGCCATCGCCGATGTAGTAGGCGGTGTGGCCATGCTTCCACAGCACGTCGTTGCGCATCGGCTCCGTCTGGGATGGCCTCAGCTGCTTGAATCCGTGAGCGCCCAGAGCAGCCAGCTCCGAGTAGGTCGAGAACCATGGCAGCTGCTGCACGGTGAGGCCCAGCGCCTTGCGAGTTGCCCAGCTCACCAGAGCGGAGCAGTCAGTCTCGCCTCCATCGTAGATGTCCTGCCTGTCTGGCTGGCTGTAGCCGACAGACCACACCTTGCAGGCCACGTACATGTAGTCCGAAGGGTCTCGGCATTCGTCGAGCTTGGTCGCGTAGAGCATTACTTGCTCCCATGGTCGAAGATGGAAAGAAGCCCCTTGTCCGTCAGGTCGGGGTTGTACTTCCCCACGATTTCCAGAATTGAGCTCACTTCCATCACTGCGATATAGCCGCAGGTCACAAGAAGGATGGGGGAGCCGCCCAGAATGTCGAAGCCGCCCATCAGGGCACCGTCGATGACGGTTGCGAGCACCACCAGAACAAGCTCCGTGAACTTGTGAAGGATGCCCTCGCGCATCTTCTTAGAACTAATCTGGTGGGTGATTGCAGCGCCCGTGAAGCCCGCGATCACGTCCAGAACGATGAGGATGAGCACTGCGGCCACTGCCACCTGTGCCGTCGGGTTGCCCGTGATGGGCCTGATGAAAACTCCCATGCTTCTAGCTCCTATCTCGCGTATACGCGCCAGCGTGCGCTGCTTGTCCTGTTCGTGCTGCCCTCCGCGAAGTCAACGCCGGTGACTTGCGTAAGGCTGATGTTGACCACCGCGCGGAGGTTGCCCGCGTTGGCAACGCCATTTGCTGACTTGCCGCCGCCGAGCCAAAGCTCCTGAGTTGAGCTGGTTAGCACGTTTGTGGGAACAACTGCCGTTACCAGCTTCCCGTTTGCCGTCGCCACGATGCAGACCTCATCCCAATTTGCGAGGTCTACGGTGACGGTGCCGGTGCCGCTGGTGCTGCCTTGGCCCTGCCAGTGCAGGCCGCGCGTATGGCCCGTGCCGCCCGATGCCTTTGGTAGCGGCGTGGCAAGCGTTGCGCTGTCGGCGCTCACGGCTCCGGTGAACGTGCCGCCCGTGGCGCTCACGTCGCCCGTGGCGCTTACGTTGCCGCTCCAATCGACGGTTAGCGCGTTGGAGCGCGCCGTGTTCGATGTGCCGTTGCCTACGATTACCGCGTAAGTGTCGTTCGCGTCCTCGACGTTGTACTTGCCGAGCGTGGTCTGATGGTCGCTGCTTGCAATGGTTCCGGTGTTTTGCGCATGCGAGGACCGCCCAACGGCTTTCGTTAGGTTGCCCTCGGCGTGGGCTGCGGAGCCTGGGCCAGCCGTGGTGCCGTCGCCCTCGGCGTGGCTCGCTTCGCCAGTTGCGTTGGTACTGACGCCTTCGCTATGCGCGTGTCCGCCTTCCGCGTGGGTGTCCCATCCCTCCGCGTGGGATGCCGCGCCGCGCGTAGTTGATCCGCGCCCCTCAACATGCGATGCAATGCCATTTGCAAGCGTGGCAGAGCCCTCGCTGTGGCTGTAGTCGCCTGCGGCGACGGTGCCCGCGCCCTCGGCGTGGCTCGCTTCGCCGGATGCCCCAACCTCGCCGCCTGCCGCCACGCTCATGGGGCCTAACGCGACGTCGCTGCGGCGCGTGCCGAGCGTGTACGCCTTTATCTGGTCGCTGTCGGTGCGGTAGTCCACCACGATTTCGGCGTTCTGCGCGGGCGTGGTGCTTAGCACGACGTTGGTGTCGCTCACGTAGTAGCTGACGGCGGTGCCGTTCACGGTCACGCTGGTGACGGACGTTATAGGCCACTTCAAGTAAAACGAGTAGCTGAACCCGTCGCCGGTGAACGTCTCCGATACGTCGGCGCTGCCGGTGTGATCGCGTAGGTCGGAAACGTGAAAGTAGGCGCTACCCTCTTTGTCGATTAGCTGCAAGCTGTGATAGTCGATTTCCGCGTGGCTTTCATCTGCGTACCCGAGGGTGATTAGGTCGCGCAGGATGTTGGCCACCACGTTACTGGCTGCGTTGCCTTGCCCGTCGTAGACCGTCAGGCCCTCGTCGTGAACCACTGTCCGATACTGCAAGGCGTCGCGGATTAGGATTCCTAGCGCGTTCAACAAGATGTTGCGGCCCGTGGGAGTCTGGAGGAATGCGTCCTTCTCGGCCTGCGTGACGTGCAGGCCGTCCGTGTAGTCCCAGACGTGTTGGCCCGTGGCCTCTGCCACCTCTTGCGCTGCCGCTGCCGCCTCTTCAGCCGCTGCCGCTGCGTCTGCCGCATCACCAGCCAGCGTCATGGTCACGTCACCACTTCCGGATGCACCGATGACCGTGGGCATGCCGTTGACTACGGCAATCTCGACGAACTGGCCCTCTGCAACATACGGAGTACAAGGCAGCTCGACTGCATCCTGCTCGACCTGCTCCGTGTAGGTGATGGAGTAGGTGGGGGAATCCACGACCAGAGAGTCGATGGTCAGCTGGTCATCGTCCACGGTGTTCGCCAGCACCACTCCGGCGCGGACAGTGCTGACCGAGCCGAGAGGGATGCTGGGCAAGGTGAATGCGCCCGTGGCGAACACGGAGGCGGGAACCTGCAGCGAGACCGGAACGTCGTAGGTGAGGCGGAACCAGCGCTCGGCAACTTCAGGGGCATCCACCACCACGTTCACGTCATCCAGCGTGTAGGTGGCTGCGGTGCCGTCGATGGTGCAGGAGACCACGGAGGCCGGAGGCCACTGGAGATTGTGGCCGATGGTGACGATGGCAGGATCAGCTGCATCGTCCGAGTCCTCCAAGGGCTCTTCCTGGTACTGGTCGCTGACGTTCCAAGTCTCCGTAGTAGTGACAGGGTAGTCGACGGTGTAGGCATCGTAGGTGGAAGGTAGCGTGATGACGTTGCCGTCGAGCACGTAGTCCGTGACCACCACGTCAACGCCAGAGGAGTTGCGGCCCAGCACCGAGACCTCGTCAGGGGAGTCGGGGAGCACGTTCTCGCCCGGCTCGCACACCTGCGAGACATCGTAGATGTACGAAAACTCTACGATGCCAGCCTGATGCTCGATGCCAGCGATGGTCATGATGTTGCCGTCGAGCGTGTAGGTCGCAGGAGACCAGCTGCCATCGGAGTCCATCTCCTCGACAGACAGGTTGGTCACAGAGGCCAGCGAGTAGCGGTCACCATCGAAGTCATCGTTGGTTATCTGCTGCTGCACCTGCGTCTGGTAGGCGATGTCAATGGGAGAGGACGAGAGAGCGAAGATGGTGAGCCTTGCGCCATCCAGCTCGTAGTCCTGCTCCTCCAGCTCGTTGCCGCCAGAGTCGGTGATGGTCAGCGAGCCTGCGTAGGGGACGGATGGCAGCACGTAGGAGCCATCCGCGAAGTCATCCGCGCTGACAGTGAGCGTGACCTCGTCCTCGCCGGGCTGCGCGACCACGGAGCCATCCATCTGCACCATGACCGTGCCGTCAACGGAGTCCGAGACAGCGGTGCCGGTGAGGATGCCACCAGACTGGTCGGGCTGTCGGTTGACCAGCTCGGAGAACAGCTTTCCAGCGTCCATCTATACCTCCCTCAATGTCAGCTGCTGCGTGAACGTGGTCAGGTCGCGCTCCACTCTGGTGACGAGGCACTTGCGATATGCATCGGCATCAGGCGCCAGCCAGCTGATGCACTGTCCGGCGCGAATGGGGAACCATCGGCAGGGGACAGTCCACGTGATGCTGACCTCGTCCTCCTCGTCCAGGTACTTCTTGGCCATCTGCTGTGCCAAGGCAGTAGAGGTGCCTAGATCATCCTCTTGGTGGTAGGTCGCAACGCGAAAGCCCCTGCGACCGATGGAGGAATGAGCGCCAGCATCCACGTCGGCGTAGGCGGTGATTGCCTTCTGCTGCGTCGTGGTCTTTCCCCTGACGCGAACAGACTGCGAATGATTCCACGTCACGATGGCTCGGCTCGGCACCTCCATCTCGTCGGTCGAGCGAGAGATGCCGGAGGCGAGGACTAGAGGCGAGGTGTGCTCCAGCTCCATCACGACCGAGCGATTCCTAGGTCGAACGTACTTGGAGAAGGTCAGCCTTCCCTGCTCGTCCACGTCGAGCCTGTTGCCCGACATGTTGGCCAGCTCGTGGAGGCGCGACAGGTTTGACTTCCCAGCCTCCAAGACCTTGTTTGCCGAGAATCGCCTGTTGTCTGCGTCGAGCCAAGCGAACGGCCTCCGGCATTCCTTGCAGATTGCCTCGAATGCGGCCCGAGCGAAGGAATTCTTGCCCAAGGTCTTGGCTGTCGGCGCGATGTCCGAGCTAAGGCCATAGAGCGCAGACTTCAGGTCAAATGTGACCGAATTGGTGCCAGAGGCCCAGTCCTCCGAGGTGCGGAGCGCGAAGAAGGTGCCGAGCAGCTCGACCTGCACGTCACCATCGGCGAAGCGAGCCTCGTGCCAGAGGCGCATCATCGCTAGGTCGACGTAGGTCTCCGGCGCGATGGTGGTGATGGTGGCTGCGATTCTGGTGTCCGTGTCGTGGTCATCGGTTATCGAGCCGCCAGTGACTCCCTCCAGCCATCCGATGTCGGAGTAGCCGGAGGGAGTCAGCAGCTGCACGGTGAGGATGTCGCGTCGTTCCTGGTCTAGCCAGTTCATGCCATCCTCCCTAGTAGGTGTCAGGGTCGTTGATGAGCCTGAAGCTGACGGAGACCTCGTCCCACTGCGCAGGTGTCTTGGTCAGCTCGTAGCCGGTGACTGCAATCCGGTAGCACTTGGCCTCGTCGCGGAGCCATGCGTAGCCAGCGGCCATGAGCGCCTGCAGCTGCTCGGTCGAGGTGTGCATGGTCTCCATGACAGGCACGTAGACTCCGGAGAGCTGGCCCGAAGCCTTGCGCCCGAATCCGTAGTGCACGACCTCGTAGGTGGTGCCGTTGGTCATCTGCGCATCCACGTCGGCCTCGTAGGACAGCGAGAACGACGGAGGCGAGCCAGCGTCACCATGGATGACGAAGCAGCCACCATCGAAGTTGAAGACGTAGCGGTAGGGGTTGTCCACAGCTGGCATGGTCGCGCCTTGGTACTTGTCCCACTCGTTTCCATCCTGCGCGAGGATGTAGACGTCGTAGCTCTGGCCATACCGGACAGGGACATCCCAAATCAGGTTGCCGTCATCCTCGTAGTGCGTGAGCGTCGTTCGCGTCGAGCCGTAGTCAAGGTAGAGCTGCGCGGAGTCTGCCACCGAGTTGGAGGCGTTGACGTGCAGCATCCATCCGTTGGCCTCGCTCGGAGGCGTGATGGTCGGCGCGTTGATGATGCTGGCCTTGCCAGTGTCGTAGGCGATGGTGCCGGAGTAGTCGCACTGGACATTGATGCCGTCTGCGTTAGTCCACGTGGCCTCGACGGTGATGGGGTCTCCCTCGTTGAAGAGGAAGCCGATGCCGTCCTGCTCGATCATGACCGAGCCAGAGGCGGCGAGCCCTTCCATGACGAGGCCATCGCCATCGTAGATGACATGCTCCTCGCCATCGAGCGTCGCAGCCAGCCTCGTGATGGTCAGCTTGTTGCCGCCACGGAGCTGGTCGGTCGAGTAGGTCAGGCGCAGTCCGTCCGTAGACCACAGTGCTGCGTCGATGGTGCAGGTCGGCTCCCAGACGATGGTGCTCGTGGAGGATGCCACGTTGCCATGCCTGTTCACAGGGTAGGCGCTCGACCTAGAGGCCCACTGGCGCACCTCCCACTGGATGCGCACTGCATCCTTGCCGTTCCCGGAGAGCGTGCCGAACGTGAGAGCGCGCGAGTAGTTGCGCATCGCTCCGTCCTCGTCGCGCTGATTCGTGGGGATGCAGGTGGCATTCTCTCCGGTGCCCCAGCCGAGGCCAGCGGTCGCGTCTCCCTGGATGTTCTTCCATGCAGACCAGCCAGCGAAGTCGCTCTGGCCCTTGGAGGCGTCGCGGTACTGCGTGCGATAGCGCAGCTCCCAGTCCGTCGCGGTGCCGAGCCACGACAGCCATGCCGTGATGTCCGTTCCGCTGATGGTGCTGCGAGCCTTGCCGCCAAGGCTGTCGGCGATGCCGAGCTTGGAGGCCGCGGGGAGCGCGACATCCAGCGCGGTCTCGGGAATGGCGAGGAACTGCTGGCCCTTGGTGTCGTTGTCCGTGTAGACCTGCACCACGGTGCCGATGTTGGCCCTGCCGCCCTTCACGTCCATGACCAAGTTGACGCCCTCAAGGTTGCGGAAGTTGACCAGAGGGTACTGCTGGCCATTGAGCGTCTGGCTCCCTACGATGGCGGGATACCACGACGTGCTCTGGTCGCTGCTGTCCTTCAGCACGTTGACCGGCACGGAGTTTGCCGCTGCATATCCCTTCGGTGCCATGAACAGCTTGGAGTTGGAGAGCGGCGATACCTTGACGTTCGGGTAGCTGTTGGTGACCATCCAGCGCTGGTCGTTGCTGTCGGTCGAGCCGACCAGCTTGACCTGCACGTCACCGGAGTTTCCGGAGAGGCCAGCGGCCACGTTGTGGTCTGCCGCCGACAGGAGCCGGTATGCTCTGCCAGCCTGCAGGATTGGCGCAGGCACGAAGAGCCAGACGTGGTCAAGGTCGCTGGATGACCTTGCGATGTCCAGATTCGTTCCCTTGGCCACGGACGATGCCGAGCCATACGCCTCCATCTCGTAGGAGGTGTCCAAGGCTGTCTTGATCTTGTAGCCCGAGTACGTCTGGCCCGATACCATGTAGGTGTTGCCAGTGTCATCGATGCTCCACTGCTGGCCCTTGCCCTTGTTCCACGTCCACTGGCAGATGTTCTGCCCTTGCGAGACTCTGGAGCCACTGACGGCCATGACCATGTTGGTCAGCGGGAAGCGGATGACCTGGTACTCGCCATACGTCTGCACGGTGACGAGCTGGCCATCGCTGTCGTTTCGTGTGTACAGGCGTACGTTCGCGCCATTGTTGTTGGTCGCGCCCTGCGTGTCGACTGCCAGCGTAGTCTTGGCAGCACAAAGCATTACGTAGCCACCATCGGAAATCACTGGTCGGCCCTCCGTACCATATCCAACACGAATGCGTCGACCTCGGCCCTGATGGCCTCGTTGTCGTTCACTCGCGCGTCGTTGAAGACGATGTTGTAGACCACGCCTGCAGGCATTCCGCCGACCTCCGTGGTGGCGGCGAGGGACATCTCCGCTGCGCCGACCACTCCGCTGGTCGCGCCGAGCATCGCGGCCCGAGCCTCAGCAGCGGTGCGCTCGATGCCGATGGCCATGCCTTCCATGGTGTACTGGCCGATTTCGCGGAAGACTCTGGAGGGAGACGCGATGCCGAGCAGGTTGAGCGCTCCGTCAATAGCGCCTTGGACAGCACCGGTGACAGCATCCCAGACTGCTCCTGCCATGGAGCTGATGCCGTTGATGAGTCCCTGTATCAAGTCCTTGCCAGCGCCGACCAGGTCGAAGCTGGTGATGGCGTTGACCACGTTGTTGAGCAGGTCTCCAATTGCTGTGAGCGCTGGGCTGACCGACTGCCAGATGGCATCCATGATGCCCTTGAGGAACGTCATCGCAGCAGCCAGCATGCCAGGCGCTGCTGCCGCAACAGAGTCACAGAATCCCTGAATCGCACTGCCGAGCACGTTGGCCACGTTGCCCACAGCCTCCAGCAGCGTCAGCAGGATAACACCGAACAGGGTCGCAGCTGCGCCGATGAGCTGCGGGATGAAGGTCGGCAGCTGGTTGATGAGGCCAACAATCATCGCGGAGAATGCCGAGGAAATCATCGGCGCGACCTGCACGAGCGCAGGGGCAATCTGCGCGAACAGCTCGCCGAGTTTGGCGGTCAGGTTGGGCAGGTTGGTCATCAGCTGCGTCAGGATGATGGGGATTCGCTGGCCGATGTTGGTCAGCATGTTCGTCAGCGAGTCGACGAAGTTGTTGACCAGCTGGCCGATGTCGGCCTCGGGGTCGGCGAGGTGCGTGAGCAGGTTAGTCCATGCTGCAGCAGTAGCGGCCATCGAGCCTTGGATGGTGCCAGCGGCCTCCTCTGCCGTGGTGCCGGTGATGCCCATCTCGGTCTGGATGACGTGGATTGCATCGACTATGTCCGCGTAGGAGTCGATGTCGTAATGGATGCCGGAGATGGCCTCTGCGTCTGCGAGCAGGCGCTCCATCTCTTCCTTGGTACCTCCATATCCCAGCTTTAGATTATCGAGGAGCTGGAACTGGCCACGCGAGAAGCTAGCATACGCATTCTGGATGGTCTCCATGTCAGAGCCCATCTTGTTGGCGTTGTCGGCCATGTCGCGGATGGCCATGTCGGCCATCTGCGCAGCGGCCTCGGTATCGCCACCGAGCGACTGGATGAGCGCTGCCGAGGTGCTCGTGACAGTCTCCATGTACTGGTTGGCCGAGAGTCCGGCAGTCTGGAATGCCTGCTCGGCATTGGCCATGACGGTGTCCGCCGCGCCCTTGAAGAGGGTCTCCACACCACCGACAAGCTGCTCGTAGTCTGCATAGTTTTCCAAAGCTGCCTTGGTCGCCGCGACCATCGCGGCAGCACCTGCAGCTGCTGCGAGCTTCAGGCCGGTCATGGCAACGCTGCCGAACCTCTGGGCGAACGATGCGCCAGCAGACTCGGCCTCCGGCGCGACCTGCTCGCCTATCTTTCCCTTCGCGCCTTTGAGCGAGGGAATGAGCGTGACGTAGGCTGTCGCCAGCTCAACTCCACCTGCCATCAGGCCTCCTCAATGCCTAGAGCCTTGCGTATGCGCTCGATGTCGGTCGATTCGACCTTCTTACGGAGCGCCTCTCTCTGGGATGGCGTAGGCACCATCTTGGGCTTGTTGCGCCCGTGCTCAGCATCCTTGGTCTTAGACCAGAGCAAGGCACGGAGCGAATACTCGATGGATGCCATCAGGTAGCGCTCGGTCGACCATGCCAGCACAGGGTCGACTGTGCCTAATGACCTAGCGCCCTCTGGCAGCTGAGCGGCCAATACAGCAGCATGGGCCACGGAGTACCCGTGGCCCATGTCCGCTAGATCTAGCCCGTAGTACTGCCTGAAGTCGGCAGTCAACTCGTCTCGACGAGAGAGCATTCGAGCGAGTATCAGGAATTTTTTGCGTTTAGCGCATTCGTCAAGCTGGTGAAGAAGGCCATGACCATCTCGCTCGTGAGCCTGCCGTCGTGCTGCTCGCGCAGCTCGCGCTTGACTCGCGGCCAATCCTCGCGGAAGACCAGCCTGAAGAGCTTGGGGATGGTGACCATCCTGTCCCTGTCGGCGGTCTCCTCGTCCATCATCACGGCCAGACACTCCAGCACCTCGAAATCGTCCAGGTCTGCCGCAGTGACGTTGACCTCAATCCCATCGATGACCATGGCTTCTCCTCCCTAAGCCAGACTAAGCGTCGATGTAGTCGTAGACGGTGTTGCCCTGCGCATCAGCGGCGCAGGTGATGGTGACCTCGCGGCCCACGACCTCGCCGGAGCTGATGGTCAGGTCACCGACCTCGGTGACGGAGCCGACAGGCACGACCTGACGCCACTTCCTGTTGTTCTTGAGGAGCAACTCGAAGACGTAGGCGTGCTGGCCCATGTCGTTGCCGTTGTGGATGACGGTGATCTTGTCGTTGGTCTCGGTCACGTTGGAGTCGCCATAGGCAACCTTCAGCGCGTCGGCCTTGACCTCGATGAGAGTCAGCGTGATGGTCTCCTCGCGCGAGGAGGTGGCGGTGTAGACCGTCGTGCCGTTCATGTCGACGATGTTCTCGGTGTCGGTCTCAATGGCCTCGCTGATGCCGTCCTCGGAGATGAAGCCAAGGTTGACAAACTCGGAGCCGAGCGCGGTGGTGTTGTCCGTGGGGATGGTTGCGGTAAGCGGCGCACGGAAGATGTAGCCTCCGGCCACGCCCTTGCCAGTAGAGACATTAGCGGTATCGTTCGCCATAGTCCCTCCTTAGTAGTTGTAAGTAATTTGGCAGTTGATGGTGGTGGCCAGCGTGTGCGACTGAAGGTCGTTGTCCTCATAGACGGAGAGGACATCGGAGCCGAAGACGTTCGGCTCGACAAACTTCAGCTGCTCAATTGCGCTTTGCATCTGGCCGACCAGCTCGCGCAGCCTGCCTCGTGTCGCAGCGAACAGCTGCACAGAGACCAAGGCCCTATCGATGACCATGTTGTTAAGGTCGCCACCTGTGCGCTCGACCACACCGAACTCGTCCGGTCGGTCGGCAGGGATGGAGTGATAGAGCTGGACGATGTCGGAGCAGGCTGCGATTACGACAGTCTGTACGTCCATTGACCTACCTCAGATTGTTGGTCAGGCGTTCCTGTGCCCGGATGCCATGGGGGTTGGATGCGAGGACTCGCACCCTCGCTCGCTTGGCGGTGGAGTCGTTCACGGCCGTGAAGGGGAAGTTGCGCATCTCGTCTGGCGATGACTGGGCGTTGGCCTTGGAGGCGATGCCCTCGCCATACTTCATGAGCTCGGCCTGCACGTCTCCCTGGGTGAGCACTGCCTTGGCGCCGGAGCTGTGGAGGACGATGCGCACCTTCTTACCCATCGACCGCCTCCACGTCTGCTGGCATGTGCCAGCGTGTTGGCGTGTTGGCGTCGGTGTATGGAGCAGGGTCTCCGATGACTCGGTACTCCTTGCCGCGCACGGTGACCTTGCAGCCCCTGAGAGACGCTGTGAAGCCCTTTGGGAAGTGCAGCCGGTAGGTTGCCCTCGTGCCGTCCAGACGAGCGTTGCCCTCCACGTCGGAGCCAACAGATGGGTCGATTAGCACATCGTCGACAGTCTCCGGTGTCCAACGGATGACCTCGTCCATGTTCTCGTCGTAGGTCACGCTGGGAGTCCAGACGATGACCTGTTCGCCGATCACAGCTCGTCCTTCCAGGTATGCGCCCGAATCTCGCGGAAGCCACCGATGAGGCGCAGACTCTGCAGCTCGCGCCGAGTCACATAGAGAGCCTCGCCAGCGTTGGCGTAGGTGTACGTCTGCGAATAGGGGCCAGCGCTCATGGTCTGCTGGGAGTAGACGTCGCTTGCTCCATCGGAGGCCAGCTTTCTGGCCACCATGTTGCACACGACAGTCTTGGCTGCTGCCAAGCGGTACTCGTCGGTCTCGCTAGGGTCGAAGCCGCGCTCGACCAGCATCACGGAGGCATCGGAGAGCAGCGCGTTGACGCGGTCAGCCTCCGATGCCTCGTAGGTGTTGCCGGTTCTGAGAGCCAGGTCTTCGAGCGTAGCGAACACGACCAAGCTCTCGGTCATTGGCTACTCCTCGCTCTTCTTGGCCTTCTTCTTGGGCTTCTTGGGCTGCTCCACCTTGGTGAAGCCGCCCTTCAGGAGCCTTTCGGCGATTTCGCCGGAAGCCACGACGATGCCGCCATTAGGCGCTCGCAGCTCCATTAGGACTGCGTGGTGCTGGTGAGGATTGCGAACTCGCCGGCGTTGCGCACGGCGAACGCGACCTCGATCTCGGCGCGGACGGCGAACATGTTGTTCTGCCACAGGTTGAGCGTGGTGGCGCTCTCGCCAGTGCCCACGGTGAGCGTGGCCTGGTCGGAGACGTCAATCTTCACGCCCTCGACGGTGCCATAGACGGCATTGGTGAAGTCACCGGCGATGCCGAGGATGTTGGGCGTGCCAGCCTTGTAGAGCGCCTTGGAAGTCATGACTTCAGCGCCGAGGATGCGGCCAACGCTGCCCTGAGAGGCATCGGCAGTGAACAGCGGACGGCCATTCTCATCGGTGGCACCCATGACGAGCGCCATGCCCTGCGCGGACAGGCCCACGTGATCCATAATGCCGCCAGCCTGAGAGATGGAGGCGTAGGCAGCGGCCATGCCCTTGAAGGTCTTGCCAGCGATGCCCACGGCAGGAGCGCCACCGAGCACGTCGAAGCCGGTGCCAGGTGCCGTGGTGCCCATGATGGTCTCGTCGAACTTCTTGGCGAGCGCGTAGGGGAGACGGCGCACGAGCTCCTCGTACAGGCCGGGGAGGTCGCGGCGGAACTCGTTGGAGAACGGCTCGATGACGGCCAGCTTGTACGGGACGAGCGTCTTCTTCTGGAAGGTGGAGGTGGAGACGGGCTTGGCGGCGGTCTCGTTCACCCAGTCGGCGACAGGCTCGCCGGTGATGGCGTTGATGCTCACGCCAGTGCCGGGGATGCGGAGCTGGCGGGCCGCCCGCATGAAGAACGACTCGTCGATGGTCGCGCCCCAGACCTCCTGGGAGACCTCCTGCGGGAGGGCGATGCCGGTGGTGCCACGGTTGATGTCAGCCATGCTGATTTCCTTTCGGTTAGTTGCCCAGAGCCTCGGTCACTGCCTCGGCGAACATCTGGGCTGTGGTCTTGGGTTTCGTTTGCTCGCGGGGGAAGATGCCAGCCTCTGGAGCGTTTGGAGCACCTACTGGCTTGTAGGCTGAGGTGATGGCCTGCGCCTGTTCCATCAGCGAGTCCTCGTCGGCGGCGTTGAGCGAGGCCACGATGACCTCCGGTACGCCTGATGCCTGACTGACTCGCTGGACGAGGAGCCGGTGCTCTCGCTCCTCGGTGAGTCGCTGGTTCTCGGCCTCAAGTGCGGCGATGCGCTCCTCGACAGACTTCGAGGTCTGCTCCATCTGGTCGAACTGCCGAGCCTTCTCGGCGTTCTCCTTGGAGCGCTTCTCCCACTTCCTGCTGTTTGCCAGCGCCTCCTCGTACTTGGCCTTATAGTCAATCTCTTCGGCGTGCGCCTCGTTGACCGTAGCCTCTTCGCTCATGTGAGCCTCCTATCCGTGCGGATTGGTTTTCGCCCTGTGCAGGGCCTTATATGCAAAGAGCCATCCGTGCGGATGGCCCTAGTTGCCTGAGTTAGTCAGCATCGAAGGCGCTTCTGCCTAGTCGCGCTTGGAGCGCCTCTTCCTTCATGGCTCGGATGGCATCATCCTTCGCCTTGCCGGTGAGGATTTCGCCCTCCTCGTCATGTGGCTCGGAGCCGTCAATGGCCTCAAAGTCGTGCCACAGGTCGCGCAGCTCGTCGGGATCATAGCCATCCACCTGCGTCTCGCCCTGAACACCAGGAACGATGAGGCAGTTGCATCCTCGGTGCTGTGCGTGACCAGCTGACTCTGCTGTCGTATACACGAAGCCACGAGAGGCGAGCATCGTGCAGTAGGTGCAGGTCTCCAGGCCTGTCGGAACTCGTGCGTACCTGACCTTGCCAGCCCTGCCAGCTCGGCCAGTCTTGATGGCCCTCTTCTGCCTGCGCTGGCGAGCGATGAACTCGGCGTTGGTGCGCTCGACGTTGTCGATGGCGGTGTCGTTCGCGGCCTTTCGCACGTGGTAGCGCGTCAGCTCCCGCACCTCCTCGACGAAGCGGTCGGGGTCGTAGTCATCCTCCGTGAGCCATCGCGCCTGATAGCGCACTCCCTTGGAGATGGCCCCCTTGTCCGGCCCACGATAGATGGCAGCTTGGCCTGTTGCCACGTTCTCCTCGCGCATGATGCCGTCGTACATCTGCATCGCTGCAGTGCTGGCTGCGTCTCCGTAGAGCTGCACCACCTCGTTGATGGCAGCGATGGCGTATTCGCGCAGCTCCTCGACCGAGGCGTAGGGGTTTTCCTCCATGTAAGCCTCGATTAGACCAGCCACGACATCCTCTGCCTTGCTGGTGAGCTGAGACAGCTGCTCGGCGTAGCGCCTGATGACCGACCTCTGGATGACCATTTACTCTCCCAGCGTCGAGAGCACGTTGAGACCTGCCGCCTCGCGCAGCTCGTTCCTCACGCGCTTGCGCTCCTCGGCGGTCAGTCCGTTCAGCTCCCAGAAGGTGTCCGTGTTGGCGAAGCCGTCCACCACGGATGCCAGCTTGATTGCGCTGTCCGTCTGCTGCGCCAGAGTCGGCATCGCCGGGTTGCGGAAGCGCGAGTCGATGCCAAGGTCGAGCTGCTCGGCCTCGTCGAACGTGATGCCCAGCTCGGTGGCAACGCATGCGACTGCCACGTCGCGCAGCGCCTCGCCAGCGGTCTCGTTCCAGTCTCGAACCTTCAAGATGAGCGGCTCGTTCTCGGCGTAGATGGCCTCGGAGGATGCAGGGTTGTCATGCACCTGACCGAACTGGGAGACATGGATGCCAGTTGCAGCGGCCATCCTGCCACAGAGATTGCGGAAGTGGTCGGTCAGGGGCTGCATGCTAGGCTGCGCCAGCTGGCCGAACGTCGGCGTGGTGGCCTCGCTGGTCATGTCCACGTTGATGATGTTGCCGATGTACGCCTGCCAGCGGTCAATGCCCTCGAACGTGTCGGCATCAGTGCCGAGCAGGTACTTCTGCGTGCTGGCGGCGAATGCGGAGGCGATGGCCTCGTTGATGTTGGTTCGCACGGCCTCGTCGATGTAGCCCATCACCTCGCGCGTGATGCGCGAGTTGCCCATCGGTCGCTCCAGCGTTGCCTCGTAAGGGGCCACGAATGCGGGAAGGTGGCCGAGTCCGTGGGGCTCGTAGGTGGCCTGCCACTCGTGGCCATCGTTGAAAAGCCTGATGAGACTGGTCGGCGTGACCACGTTGATGCGCTCCGGCTCGTCGGTGGGGATGCCGTCCTTGCGCATCATCGAGACCACGAACATGGCCGAGGTGATGTCGCCGACTGCATCGTCGTAGATCGCGGAGCTGACGGATGCGGGATAGGCGCTCACCCGCGCCAGACCGGAGTCCGTCTTGGAGACGAAGAACAGGCAGAAGCACTGCTCCAGCGCGCTGGTCGCGGCCTTGCGGTACTTGGTGCGCATCTTCTCGCGGCGCATGACCTCGTCGAGGATGCCCTGCGCGACCTCGTCATCGCACGTCCAGCCGTCGAACTTGGAATGCTCGACCATCACGTCGACGGCCTTCTTGCCCCAGCCACACGCAGCGTCGAGGGTGCGAAGACTCGGAGGGATGGAGATGCCCAAGTCCTTCAGGCGATTGTGCATGGTGTAGTAGTCGTGGCGCACCAGGTTGCGGTGCCTCTTCACGTGCCACAGGTGGACCAGGGAATGCACCAGCCCACGATCCTCATCGGCGAGGCCGACAGCGTCTGCGACCTTGTAGGTGACGTCTAGCATCGGATGGTAGACCTCCTCTTGGGGTTGCGTCTTGACGTTCGGGCTGCGAGCAGTGCCAGCGCTGCGCTCTCTATCGGCGCTGACAAGCTGTTAGGCCCATCGCCGAAGCCGAATCCTCCCGCAGTGCCTATCGGCCTCTTGATTGACTTGGTTGCGGATGCATCCATTGCCTCGGATGCGATGTGCGTGACCGAGCCAGCCTGTACTGACTCGACCATGAGCGAAGCTGCATCCATCGCCTGATTCGCCGAGGCGAGGATGACCGAGCCCTTCTTGGCTCCCAGCTTCGCAAGGTTGCGCTCAAGCGGCCTCGCGCCGGAGCGGCCATCGATGATGACGCAGGATGCCCTGTTGATTCTCTCGATGAGCCACTCGGCCAGCTTGCCGCTTCCGTGCTCCGCGCTCATCACGTCGATGAGCTCGACGTGGTCGGGGCCATCGTCCGTGACGATTGCAGCAGATAGAGCTGCAGTCTGTCCGTCCGTGGTGAACTTCACGCCATAGGCGAGCTTGCCGTCCTTTGGTGCCTTGTTCGGCAGAATCTCGCATGCGGCCCATGCCTTCGCGTCGATGGCAGACTTGGTAGCCGCCTGCTTTGGTAGCCAATAACCAAGGCGCTCCTGCGCGAACGC